CTTTAGACACGGGTTTTTTGAATGAACGTGATAGTAGTCTCAAGGCCAGAACGGAAGCTGCGAAGAGAGCTTTGAAAGAGGCTTACGAAGCAGGGAACGTTGACGGTCAGGTTGAAGCGCAGCAAGCTATGTCTAATTTAGCTGTGGAGCAACAGCAGGTTAACTCTGCTAAAGTTCAAGCGCAGCGACAGAAGCAGGCTGCTCAACAACCTGCGCCAACCCCTGCTCCTCAAGCACAGCAGCAGGCTCCAAAGCCTGATGAGAAAGCAGCTAAGTGGGCTGAGAAAAACTCATGGTTTGGTGAGGATAGGGTTATGACGGGGGCTGCGTTTGCGTTGCATACGGAGTTAACGGAAGAACAAGGGTTTGACGCGACGAGCGATGAGTACTATGGTGAGGTAGATCGTCGTATGCGTGAGGAGTTTCCTCATAAGTTTCAGACGCCTAAGAAAACGGGTGGAGCACAGGTCGCCACTGCTGCTGCTTCAGCATCCCGCAAACCACACCATACAGGGCGCAGGTCGGTCAAACTTTCCCCTTCGCAAGTTGCTATTGCGAAAAAGTTAGGCGTACCTCTTGAAGAATACGCTAAATATGTGAAGGATTAAGAATATGGCTGATGATGCAAGAACTTCTCGAAAGAGTACCACCCGCGATAAAGAAGCGCGTAGAAAACCATGGGCACCGCCCAGTCGCCTTGATGCTCCTGATCCCCCAGAGGGTTTCGAACATCGTTGGGTTCGTACCGCAATGCGCGGTGAGGATGACAAGATGAACGTAAACACTAAGTTGCGAGAAGGATGGGAACCTGTTCGTAAGGACGAGTATCCAGACTATGATATTGCTGTTATTGACGATGGTCAGTACGAGGGTATCATTGGACAAGGTGGATTGATGCTGTGTCGCATACCTGAAGAGACCGCCAGAGAAAGAGCCGAGTATTACGGGACCCGGACCCGCGAACAAATGGTTGCTGTTGATCAGGATTTAATGAAGGACCAACATCCTTCGATGCCGATATCACAAAGTCGGCAAAGTCGTGTATCCTTCGGAGGCTCAAAACGAGGTTCCGAATAACCTTTGAGGTGCTATAATGGCAAATTCTAACGGAGCTTTTGGGCTAAGACCCATTGGCATTGTTGGACAGGGTGCGAACACTACTGGGGCAACTCAGTACCGCATTGCGTCTAACAACAATACTAAAATGTATCAGGGTTCGCCCGTGATACCTATTGCTGACGGTACTATTTCCGAGGCGCAAGCTGCGGCTGGTGGTAACGTTGGTCTTCTTGGTGTGTTCTGGGGTTGCGAGTTCGTTCGCGCATCAGACGGTAAGAAGATTTTCTCTGCTAGTTGGCAAGGAACTGCTGCGGGTGCAGATACAAACCATCCTATTACTGCGTTTGTGTATGACAACCCAATGCAAACTTTCACTATCGCAACTTCTAATGTGATTGGTGCGAGGAACACAGAAGCTGAAGTTAGGGCTGCTGTTTTCAAAAACATCAACTTTGCGACAGCTACGTCTGGAAGTGATGTCTCAGGTATTTCTTCTGCAACAGCAGATTTGAATACTGTAGCAACTACCGCTGCTCACAAGTTGCGGATTATTGGGGTTCAAGACGATCCTGATAATGCGGACTTTACTGTCGCTGGTATCCCTTTAATAGTACGACTAAACACCTCGTTTAATTCCGCCAATGGTGGTATTGCTGCGGGTACTGTTTCGTCTACTGGCGTATAGGAGGTCTAAAGAATGGCTATTTCACGCGCACAACTAGCGAAAGAGCTAGAACCGGGCCTCAACGCTTTGTTTGGTATGGAGTACGACAGGTACGAAAACCAACATGCCGAGATCTACACAACAGAATCTTCAGACCGTGCGTTTGAGGAGGAAGTTATGTTGTCCGGATTTGGCGCAGCCCCGACTAAATCGGAAGGTGCTGCCGTCAATTTTGACGATGCTAACGAAGCATACACTGCTCGTTACAACCACGAAACCATTGCACTAGCGTTCTCAATCACTGAGGAAGCTATTGAGGACAACTTGTATGACCGCCTTGGCAGTCGTTACACACGCGCCCTCGCACGTTCAATGGCCCACACTAAGCAGGTTAAAGCTGCATCTGTATTGAACACTGCGTTCACAGGTGGTGCGACTGCTGGTGGTGATGGTGTTGCACTTTGTGCAAATAACCACCCTCTCACAAACGGTGGAACTTTCTCCAACGTTCCAGCAGTTGCTGCTGATTTGAACGAGACATCTCTTGAAGATGCCCTTATCAATATCGCAGGATTTGTTGACGAGCGTGGTTTAAAGATTGCACTTCGTGGTACGAAGATGATTATCCCTCGCCAGTTGCAATTTATTGCAGAGCGGATTCTTGCTTCTAATCTTCGGTCTGGTACTGCGGACAATGACACTAACGCAATGCGTTCAATGGGTATGTTGCCTTCCGGTTATGCGGTTAACGACTTCCTGACTGATCCTGATGCGTTCTTTGTCATGACAGATGCTCCTCGTGGAATGATCCACTTTGAGCGGACCCCGTTGTCTACCAACATGGAAGCGGACTTCGACACAGGCAACATGCGTTATAAGGCTCGTGAGCGTTATAGCTTTGGGTTCTCAGATCCTCGTTGCATTTACGGCGTTGCATAAACGCATACTTTAATGCTCCCAACTAAGGGCCTACTTCGGTAGGCCCTTTCTTTTTGTCTGGACCTCGTGTATGGTTTGGACATCCCTGACAATCACATGGTGTGGTTGACTAACCCAGACAGGAGAATGACATGGGTACGACTACTTTTTCAGGTCCGATTCGGGCAGGCACTATTAAAGACACAACAGGAACAACATTAGGCACAAACGTGTCTAACATTGGTCAAGTCGTAATGTCTCAGTCGATTATGATTGATGCTGCGGTAGCGGTGGGAACAACCACCTATGATGTTGGTGTTATTCCTAAAAACTCACAACTTCTAACTGTTACAATAAGAGTGGCTGTAGTTAGTAATGCTGCGGGTGCTGCGACTGTCTCAGTGGGCAAGACTGGATCGACTCAGTATTTAATTGCAAACACTAACGTCAAGGCTCTTGGTGAGACTTCATCCATTGCTAATGCTGCTTTGGACGAGGCAGATCGTTTTGGTGCGGATACTCAGATAATCGCTACGTTAATTTCCGCGGGCGGGGCGGCAGCAACGGGTCAAGTTACTGTGACGTTCACTTATTTGCAGGCAAACAACTTGCAGGATAAAGCTGCAAACACTTAAAGGAGGGTTCTGCCATGGCAGGCTCAGACGTAACCGCGTACACTCACACGCAAGGATCAGCGGCGGCTCTCATAGGGCCGTCAAGATCACGTCTTCAAGCAGTAAACATATTTGCAACCAACACGGGTTCTTTTACTCTTACAAACGGAAATGGTGGGCCAACTATGTTGACTCAAAAGTTTCCTGTAGGGATGAACGAAATATTTATTCCTGAGTCTGGTATGCTGTTTACAAACGGTGTGTTTGTTTCTGCTTTAACTGGTGCTAGTACAGAACTTACTATTCTACTAATATAGGAAGTTCACATGCCTACTAAGTCCAAAGGCACGATGAAAGGCCACACTATAAAAGGCGGTCATAAACGCTCCACTAAATCTGGGGCGGGTATGACAAAGAAAGGTGTTGCCAAATACCGGAAAGACAATCCGGGTTCTAAGCTCAAGACGGCTGTGACGGGGAAGGTTAAGAAGGGTAGCAAGGATGCAAAGAGGCGCAAGTCTTATTGCGCTCGTTCTGCTGGTCAGATGAAGCAGTTCCCTAAAGCGGCGAAGGACCCGAACTCAAGATTACGTCAAGCTCGTAGGCGGTGGAAATGTTAAAGCTAGATTTCAACAGTATAGCCGCGGCAATAACCATGAGTCTTGTTGCTTGGGGATCTTTTCAGCTTTACCACCTCAAAGCAGATGTTGCTGTTATACAATGGCGAGTTGATGAGAACCACAGCATGTTGCGACCAATGTGGCAAGAGTTCCTTGTAAGGAGTGCGTCTAATGGCAATGGGTCGAACTCAGATGAGCAAGCAAATCTCCACCCCGCCCATGAAGAAGGGAAAAAGTAATGGCGAAAAAAGC